CTTGTAGTCCACTACCAGCACTACCACCAGCACTGCCGCCGTTACCGCCAGAGGACTGAGTACCAGCACCACCTCCAGTAGATCCAATTTGGGTGTCACTGGAAGTTGTACCTCCACCGCCACTCTGACCGCCTCCAGTGCCGCCTGCAGACGATCCATGACCAAATCCAGTACCACCAGCACCACCAGCGATCATAAGGGCATTAGACTGCGATGCAGAGGTTCCTGTGAAGAGACCTGCATATCCACCACCCTTACTGCCACTAACCCATCCATATGATGTACCAGCATCGCCACCACCAGTGTCAACTTGTGCTAGATAATTTTGGTTTTGTACAAAGTCATAAGAACCTGTTGAATAACCTGCTCTGACATTGTTTCTACCTTCGCCCCACATCCAAATACGACGAGTTTGATTTTGATAAGGAATCAAAGTGAAATTTCTTGTACTGAAACTATGGGCATCGATAATCAATGGACCATGAACACCAAAGATCCAGTTGTTGACACTTTGGTTCGTAACCGTTGATGTAACAGCAGGAGAAACATACATGTCATAATCATAAGTAATGATCGTTGCAATCTCAGAGAACACAGGTGCTGCTGCATTGACATTAGTAATCTTACAACGATAAGAGTCACCACTGTCTGTTGCTGAATTCAATGCACCTGTTGTATATGTCGCAGAATTAGCACCAGAAATATCATTGAAGATTTGTTCATTCAGTTCTCGTTTCTGCCACTGGTAAACTAATGTACCAGGGACATCTAGCGTTGCTGTGACATTGAATGTTGCTGTAGATCCATTGACACCTGTAACGTCATTAGGATTGACTGTAATCGTGATGTTTGCAGGTGTGACAGTCAGAGTTGCTGTATTTGATATTTTTTCTTGATTGTATATTGAACTAATCTTACAACGGAATACTCTACCGTCATCATCAACGTAAGACGTGTTTGCAATCACCAGAGACGTTCCTGTCTCTCCTTGCATGTCTACAAACGTGTTGAATTGGTTTCTTTCCTGCCATTGATAAGAAATTGCTGATCCATCGCTAATTGTTGCTACGACATTGAATGTAGCAGTATTTGTTGCCTGAACTGTGACATCAGCAGGATTTGCTGTTGCAGGATTGAATTCCATGACTGCCCATGTACCAATCTCAGTATCAAAACGAAGTTCCTCACTCCATTCAGTAACAAGACATTCAGTCAATGAAAATACAAACTTACCACTATGCTTCGGTGGTTTTGTAATCGTAAAGGTTCTTGCGGTTAGATCTACAGTTCTAACCAATACATCGTCATCAAATGCTGCACCACCCACAAACCCTTGGAGAGTTCGTAGATAGTCGATTCTCATGCCTGGTTCAATATCAAAGATTAGTTCTCTACCATATGTAATGACATCGCCCGTTACAGGATCTTGATAACCTAAGAGATTAACGGTTGTGGACGACTTGTCAACAATGGCAACTATTTCTACTTTCTTTGCGTTTGGTGCATCGACATTAGTGTGATACTTCGCATGTACCCAATAATCTCTGTTTTGCTCCAGAACGTCCTCTACATTAAAAGAGAGCTTCTTGCGATGCTCAACACTTACGTCCTGGTAATAAACAACATCAGGAGGATTATTATTCCTCCCGAACATAAAAGTCTTTGAGATCTCCCAAGAGGTCGCTATATGGTTCTTCTCAGTAACTCCCTCAAGCTCAGTGATATTCAGATCTTCTGGGAGGTCAAACTTATATGGCGTCTTCGACATTATCCAATTTCTAATGTAGGTCCAGAAGGTCTCTTCACAAATGCAGGTGCGCCACCAGCAAAACAGTTAGCGGATCCCTTGGCTACTGCAGTACATGTAGCATCACTCACACGACCCCCACCGACACCATTGACAATGACTGTCCGAGATCCGATAGTAATCGGTGCAGCGTGTGTCGGACAGGGACTGCCAGGAAGTAGGTGAGCAGTATTATTGTCCCCTTGCCTACTCCATGGAATATTATTTACAAACACATCAGGAGACCCCTTTGCTCTGACCATACCAGAACAATGGGGAATATCTGCATCTCCAATTCGAGTGATTGGTACTGATCCTGCCATTATGCCTCCTTGAGTTCAAATGGATCGTATCCTTCTCTACCACGACCCGTATTATATTTAGTTTGCCTCTTTACAGGATCAGTTTGCTTTTCTACTAATGTACGACACAATGTAGGATTTCTCAGAGGATTATTCTCTACCTTATGTGTCAATGTATGTGTCTCTACAACAGGTACACCATCCAATACTAAGTTCACAACAATCGTATATGTCAATGTTACAAACTGTGTGGGATCAGGACGAAACTCTGTTAGATGATCATAATGCCCACCATCAGGTAATCTCTTTGGAAAGTCAGGAGACAGCAGCATATCAGTCAAACCATCTTCGTTTGGTGATGTGTTTTGCTCTAACTTCTGCTGCTGATCTTCTCCATATCCATCATCCTGTAACCACTGTACACGATCACATGGGAAAAGAATCTTTGTATATGCACCACTAAACGTGCCAGTCAAAGTTGTAACCCCTGGTCCTCCTGTCATAACTGGATACGTAACACCAGAAATAGTCTCCTTGGCAAATTCACCAGTCACTGCTGAAGTTACAGTGTCTGTACCACTTGGAATATCCATCGGTGCTGCAAGATATTTCAAAGAAATACTTGTCCATGGAGTACAATCCGATGGTTGTCCTGATCCTGGTGTCCTTGTGACAGTCTGGACATTATCACTGACTTGTACTCTCCAACTCGCAATATAATCGTCGAGTGAATTGTTGTTTAGTCCAGGAGGATATGGAGGTGCCAGAGAGACAGTCAGTGTGTCTGTCCAGTCATCCAGCATCCTCACCATCAGGAGTTCTGTCTTGTCTAATACTGATGCCATGTCTTACAGTGGTTGGGTGAGAAAACGTCTTTTGCCACTCTCTTCGATAAGCTCAACGTGAATTGTGTCGGGGTCTGGATCTCCTGTCTCATGGAAACGATCTGCCATATCAGCAAGGATATCCAGCATCTCCTCCTCGGAGACTTCTTTGTGAATCTTTCTGTCCCGACAATAGATGTCGTATTTGTCCGTCATAGTCTTTTGAGCGACCTTAGTATCTATTATACCACGGAAAATTTTTTTTATATAGGGGGACCCTGAATAAAACTTTGAGTTTCGATAGGACTCGCGTTTTCAAAGTTTTGTAGGTTAGAGGGACCCATTGTTTTTATATCCGCGCTATTTAACATTTAAGGGGCATACATTCAACACTGTTATAACACGAATTCTAAAAGTAAAAAAAAGGCAGATCAGAAATCTGCCAAATCACGAAACCATTGTTCACCCTTACTACCTTGCAACCAATACAACTCTTGCCCTCCATCTTTGCCAGCATGTTGACGCTTACTGTCCTGACCTAAGACATACTCACGAAGGTCATCTTTAGTCGCCCACCATACACTTATGTCGTTGGGGTTGATACCTACAAAGATGATACGTTCGTAGTCTTGATCACGAATTTGTTGCCACGTAAAGTTGTTAAGTTCTTCGTTCCACGTAGTGGATACTTTGATCTCAGTTTTGTGGTTGGAGATGATGCGGTCGTGATCAGAATTCTCAGGACGTGTTACTTTGTGTCCCAGAGTTTCCATCAGTTGCTGGACAAGTTTTTCGCCCTGGGCTCCCTTACTCTTCGGAGAGGGGATATTACGAAAGGACTGAAATTTGCTGCCTTCCCAGATGCTTTGCTTGCTGCTTTCCCACTTCTCATAAATGGGCAGAGATTCAACGGTGGAGGTGTAATCCATGTTTCGTTAGGTAGGGTGAAACGTTAGGGACGAAAGGTAATAAAAAAGAGGGGGGAAATCCCCTCAGGCAAAGACGTAACCATTTTGGAAATCTTCTACGTTGAAGACTTTACCAGTGACGGGAGATTGACCGACAAACTTACGAACGAACCACTGAAAATTCTCCTGAAAGACACCTTCGCCAGCGATGCAAAATTCGGAGCAAAGTGCATTGAGGCGGGATTTTGTGGTGTTAGTCTGCCAACCACCGTCAAAAATGGTCATGTCGTTGTCACTGACCTCAGCGATTTTGTTGCCGTGGAGATACACGGTAGAGACGCCAGATTCAGAGTCAAAGGTAACAGCGGTGTTAGCAGATTGCCAGTTGGAGTTAGACTGAACTGCGGCACACATTTGCTGTTCGATCTTACGCATGAGAGAAACGGTTAGAAGGTCGTTTGTTGTGTGGTGGGGTGCTGTCCCCTCCACTCCTATAAGATACACGATTTTGGGGTGCTGTGCCACAAAAGTGGACACCTTGCCGACCGTCACACGACTTCTTTATGCTTAGCGTTGTTGAAGTTAGCATTAGCGAAGACGGGACGATCTACCAACTTAAGCATCATCTCATCATTGGAAATCACGAATCCTTCGGTGATATCAGACTGGGGACAATCGCGAACGATGAAGAACTCATTGAGAAGATCTTCTTTCATTTCAATCACCATCTGATAAAGATTCACCAGATAAACATCACCCAACACGTCAAACAAGTTGCTATCAGTCAGGGGGATTTCTTCACGAATCATTGCATTGATTTTCTTTTTTGCTTCGGTTGCTTCCTTAGCAGTCATGAATTGCACCTTATCGGTATCAATTGCAGGACGGGGAGTTTCAATACTCCACCAGTCAACAGTTGGGAAGACAAACTTACAGTAACTGGTATCAGTGATGATATACTTCATCGGGGCAGCAATTGCCTCACGAAGATCATTCTCAGCAGTGTAAACTGTATGAGGGGCAATGATAATTTCCTGGGAAATTACTTCAGGAAATTTGTAAGTGATCGTGTTGGGATTATAAGTATCGCTACCGCCAAAACCAATAAAGTCGCCTTGCACGATAGCATCGATGCGAGGAAGATAATCAAAGCAAGCGTGAAGAATAGACGCAACTTCACCTTTATGGTTTTGGTCAATTTCTTCATGGGAATGATTGATTTTGATCAGTTTTTTGTTGAAGACTGACTTCGTACCCACGAAGAAAGTGCCAGTAGCAGGATCATTGCCCCAGACAATAGCAGGACTTCCATCAATTTTTACCGATGCAGAATTGAAGTTGTAGAGACAATCAATGGCACGAAGATCGCCAGTCAGGATGAGATCTTCGGGGTGTTCGATGTGGAGGTTTTTTGTCATGCTGTAAGTATGGCAGGGATTGGGGCAAAAATCAAGTGGGGTTGTGCCACTTATCCAACTGGTTCTTTCTCTTCACTTTCCTGCAATTCTTCGATATCATCGGGGATATCAAAGATTTCGCCAGGCATGTCTTGAATTTCTTCCCACATAATCACTGGTCAGCAAACATTCCAAAGTGAGCATCAACAACGAAGTCGATAACTTCGTCCGTTGCGTTAACATCGTGACGGTCACAAAACCAATCGACTGACATCTCAGCAGATGCCATTGTGTCAAACATAAAATCCTGCAAATCTTGCAGGGTTTGGGGATCGGAGAGAAGTGTTTTGTTCATGTGTACACATTACACCATCTGGGGGGCAGTGCCAAAAATGTGTGCCACTTCGCCAACTGACCCCAGGCGGCTGACCAGTTTGTGTTAAGAACTCACGAAGTCAGATAGTGTCACTTTCCTCCAGCAATTCTGGATAATACTCTTCAACTTCTTCGATCAACTCACTAACAGTATATTTGTCCAGATGATCATTCAGGTTATCTTTCACGAATGCCCACAAGTCCTGGTGATCCATTCCATCGATGATTCTCTCAACGTAAATATCCTGCAGAGAATCACGATCAATGATACGATCTGCCATGAATGAACTCCTTTGATTTGATACAATAATACCCCACCAGGAGCGCCTGTGGGGTACTTGTGTGACACTTTAGGTAGTGTCACCCTCTGAGGGCATCATTTGCTGCTTTTACTGCATCATAAAGACCTTCCATTTCTTCATCTTCTTTGAGAGCATTTAGGTCTACTTCTCTCAAATATGGTTCATGTTCGATGATACCTTCGGCACCAATTGGATATGATTTCAGTACATCATCTTCCAAGAATAATGCCAAGTTATAATCCCAAAGGCACTCATATTCGCGTCCTTCAGTAACAGGCAATGATTGTTCGATTTCAGGCATTGTTATACGTAATGTGTGTACATGTCATGTATTTATGATGCACATGTGTACTAGACACGTACTCGCACGTACCCACACATGTACACACATATTATACACGAATCTCGTACATATGTCTAGTACACATGTGCATCTAGATGTGCGTATATGTGCATATATCTAGACTAGATTATAGAAGCTAGTAGAGAATCTAGTAGAAGCTAGTAGAGATTATAGACGCACATATCTAGACTAGATTATGAGTCTAGTAGAGATATTATAGATGAATCTCGACTATATGTCAAGTATAGACTAGATTATATGTGCGAATCTAGACTAGAAATTTATGGAGGGTCTCGACTAGATTTTGTGGGCGGGGTGTTGACAAAACCGCCGAGTGGTGATAGACTGCTCGCTAAGATGACTACAAGGGAGCACATTTACCAAGTTTTCAACACATTCCACAGAGTTATCCACAGGTTTATAACATGTTTTCAACAACCTTGTGGAAAACTATAAACAACACAAACCTATTTTTTTATACATTTATTAGTTTTCCGCATATAACTAATAAGACAACATTACACACATTTTTGACTCATGAATGAACGTTGGTTACAAGAAGAGATGGCAGACATTGACCGTTTCATTGATGAATGTTATACTAATGACATTGTTTGGGAAGAAGAAGTGGGTCCAATGATTACATTCGATTCACTTGTTGGTAAGTTTACATTCTTCTGGGAAGGTAGAGTCAAGTATTTTGATTCACATGAAACAGCAGAAGATTGGATCAAACTAAACAATGCTCGTCGTATTCAAGAACGTAAAAAGGAGATCAACCAATGAAAGATCAGTATGTCATCGCAGATGGTGAAAGTAAGAGAGACAAATGGAATCGTGGATTAGATCTATTCATTGAGTCTGTATTGAAACCAGATCCTGCATTACGTCAATGTGCTCATAATCAGAAATGTTTTCATGAATTGATGGATGTAAGAAATGATATACTTGAATACTTGAAGACAAAGCGTTGGGAATAAGGCATAAAAAAAGGACCTCTAGGGGTCCTTTTGTTTTGGTTGTTCTTCACCTGGGACACAATAACAGAATCCCTCCATGATCAAATAGTCGGCAGTCTTTCTCATTTGTTCTGATAGGTGATGTATCTTATCAGTGTCAATGAGATATTGAAACAGTTCTACCAGATCGTTTTCATCGGTGATACCATCATTGACGTATAATGACAGTAGTTCTTCATACTTCTTCAGCATTAGTGAGTTTGAAATACAACGTGGACATTGCATCATCTACTTCATCATCTAAGTGCGACATTTCTTTGATAGTCTCCCTCAACAAACGTAATGCTTGAATTGCGGTATCGACTTCTTTTTCTTTCAGTTCAAGTGTGAATGTTTTCATTTTTATTTAGAGACAATTTTGACTTTTGATTGGTCCCATGGATATGCAATAACTCTTACCATGGATGGGTACAATGCAATCGTAATATATAGCGAATCAACAAATGCGATTTGTCCTCTCATTCCATCATATTCGACTTCTGTTCCTTCGATCCATTGATCATTCATGAGTAGTCCTCAAATAAGAAAAATGGGGAGGGAGACTAATCCCTACCCCGTCTACACATATATGGAATATAATACGTCCTCTTACCAGATTGGGATCATCCAACTGTTACCGAATTGATCATGATTGAGAATCAGAATCAAGTGGTGGCGGTGACTTTTTTGAATCACCTTTACTAATTATATACTCATAAATCGGATCTGTCAAGTCAGTTGGATCATAATCATAATACTTTACAACCTCTTTATACAGTGAATGTGAATACTCAATCATCAAACAATCTCCGTCCATTTCTTATGATTTGCTTTGGTAATCCGCCCGTCCTCTAACAAGTTATCACACACATTACAGAAGACCATGAACTTTTGAGTGCGATCCAAAGTATCAATGTCTGCACTCTCTGCAATCACATCGAGGATCATTTTCTTGGAGTGAATCATCTGACTGAGAATAGGAAAGGATGCGGTCATGAATTTAGAAGGAACACTGCCCATCAAGTTTATACAATGTCACCAGTGCAATGATGAATTGTAAGATGGGCAGAATGAACTGAATACGTTGTCTCATTTCATATACAGATAACCACCTGCCCAATCAGCATTTTCCAACAACCATTCACGATCACTGATGATACAAAGGTTGAAACGTACACCTTTGGCAGGAGCTTTGAATGATGCTGCTTTATACACTTCACCAGTCTTCTTATCAACAAAGGCATGAACACTGCGGGATCCACCACCAGTCTCCATGATGATCTTGTGATACTTACGTCCACTCTCAATGTAGAACTTGTAGTCATCACTGCGACGATTGTTCTTGCCCTTGAAGTTATCAAGCAGCGCATCACACAGCATCAGAGTGTACTTACGCACGTTCAATTCAATCGTGTTCCGTGCATCAGCAGTAGCACAAAACTCAGAAAAGGATTGACTGGTGGGGTTTGGAAGACTGATCATGGTGTCCGTTGCGTTGATGAACTTATTATAGGGCATGGAGTGGGTCAGGGAAGCAGTGATGTGCCACTTCCCTGACTGACCTCAGACTGCCAGTGCTCCTTCAGGAATTGCTACCTTAGCAG